GTTACAAATGGCTGATTACCCCGAATATGATGGCTCGCGGGAGTCCAATAAATGGCCATATCCTCGATTCTACCGGTACTCTGGCAGCAAGGAACTTAGCCGCCGGGATGATGACTGGCTGCACGGACCCGACGAAGCGATGGCTACGCCTGAGAGTGGACGAGATTGATTCAACACAAACCAACCCCATCTCGCTATGGCTAGCCGAATGTGAACGCATCCTCTTCCTGATCTTCCAACAATCGAACTTCTACAATGCGATGGCTACGCTCTATTTTGACCTCGTGGTTTTTGGAACCGCCATCCTCATTATTTATGAAGATTCTGATAGTGTCATCCATTGTTATAATCCCTGTGCTGGTGAGTACTATCTTGATGTTGACGACAAGCTTGAGCCATCGGTGATGTACCGCGAATTCACCCTAACCATCTCGCAAGTGGTCGAGAAGTTCGGAGAAGAAAATGTCTCCCCTGGAGTCTGGCGACAATGGAAAGAAGGCGGGCCAGCCCTTACCAGAGAACTCATCATCGCCCACGGAGTCGAGCCTAACCACAACGCCAAGAAGTACGGTATCCCAAACCACTTCAAGTGGCGAGAGTGCTACTGGGAGTGGGGAGGCTCAACCTCCCCACAGGGTGGTGCTGCCTTCTCGCCGGGTTTCCTACGTAAGCGGGGCTACCATGAGAGGCCGTTCACCGGCGCTAGGTGGGACTTGGTCGCTAATGACGCTTACGGCCGATGTCCGGCTATGGACGCGCTTGGGGATATCCGACAACTTCAGCATGAGAATCGCAGGAAGGGGCAGGCGATAGACAAGCTTGTCAATCCTCCCCTGATCGCTGATGTCCAACTCAAGAACCAACCAGCTTCGCTCTTGCCCGGTGGCATCACTTATATCGCTGGGATGATGTCACAGGGTCGTCCTGGCATGGCTCCCGTCTATACAGTGATGCCACCGGTCAAGGAGATTATGGAGGATCTGAATGAAGTTCGAGACCGAATCAAGCGAATTTTCTACAACGACCTCTTTCAAACCATCTCCCAATTCGAAACTCGCTCGAACGTCACAGCTACTGAAATCGATGCACGACGTGCTGAGGCAATGGTCATGCTTGGACCCGTCCTCGAGAGGCTTGACAAAGAAGTACTTGCTCCGTCTGTCGAAAGAACTTTCAAGATTGCTCAACGAGCTGGAATAATGCCGCCCGCCCCAGCAGAAGTCCAAGGCATGGCGATGAATATTCAATTCGTCTCGATGCTCGAACAAGCCCAATCAGCTGCTCAGGCGTCAGGCATTGAGCGGCTGTTCGGCGTTGTCGGCAACCTTGCTGGCATAGATCCACAAGCTGCCGACAACGTCGACATCGACTACGGTCTCGAAAAGATGAATTCCCTGCTCCACAACGATCCCAAGCTAATTCGCTCTCAGCAGCAATTGGCCCAGATCCGTCAGGATCGCCAGAGGCAACAGCAACAAGCGCAGCAAGCCGAGATGGCCGAGAAGCTCTCTAAGGGTGCTTCCAATCTGGCCAATATTGACGTCGGTGGTGGTCAAACCGCCGCTGGCGCTATGATGGGTGCTGGTGGGCCATGAGTGAGGTTTATAATGCAGCTAATCGTGCACATATCAAAGCCGCTACTAAAGCTGCTCGGCTCGCTGACCAACAGCGTCGTGAGATCATATCAGGGATTATGTCGGTTGCTTCGGGCCGGGCATGGGTCCTCGACCTCCTCGAACTCTGCCACATCTTCTCAACCTCCTTCCAGTCCAACGCTCTTCAGATGGCCTTCGCAGAAGGAGAAAGGAACGTCGGACTCCGACTCCTCAACGACGTAATGAGTTCTTGTCCAGATCAATATGTAGAAATGATGAGGGAACGCAATGCCAGAGACAGTACCGCCGACGCCCGCCGCCGCGCAGCCCCAGCCGACGACGCCATCCCCGACGACGACTCCGCCGACGACGACCCCACCGCCCTCGGAAACATCCGCACAGCAGGCGAAGCCTGAGGATGCAACCGAAAGTTCCGCCACTGGAGAGCCTAGTCTTCTATCGGAAGAAGCCAAGGCTCCACCCCCTAGGCCCGGGGCTCCAGACGCTTACGACTTCAAGCCACCAGAAGGATTCGACCTCGATGAAAAATCAATCGAAGAAGTCACTCCCATCTTCAAAGAGCTCGCCCTCTCCAACGCTGAAGGGCAAAAGCTCGTCGATCTCTACGCCAAAATCTCCCGTGAAGCAGCAGAAGCTCCGGTCAAGTTCTGGCGAGAAACACAGCAAAAGTGGTTAGACGAAGTTCGTGCTGATCCCGAAATCGGAGACAAAATCGAGCTCGTCAAGACGACGGTGAACAAGGCGTTAACCACGTACTTATCACCGACTGAAGTAGCGAAGCTCAAATCGGCCCTAAACTATACTGGCGCTGGTAACAACCCAGATATTATCCGCGCCCTGTTTAAGCTAACCTCGCCACTCGTCGAAGGAGGCGAAGTGCGAGGAGGTGGCCCAGTTGAGGTTCGAGCACCCAACGCAGCCTCTAGGCCAACAGCCGCCGAGGCGATGTTCCCCAGTCTAGCACAGCGAGGATAGCATGGCAACCATTGCCGCTACCGCACTAACCTATGCCGATTGGGCCAAGCGTCTTGATGACAACTACAAAATCGCGACGATTATCGAGATCTTGTCCCAAACGAACGAAATCCTCGACGACATGATGGTCGTCGAAGGCAACCTCCCAACCGGTCACAAAACGACTGTCCGAACGGGATTGCCACAAGCAACATGGCGCTTGCTCAACGCAGGTGTCCCGAATGCGAAGTCAACGACAGCCCAAATCGTCGACACAGTAGGTAATCTCGAAACCTACTCAGTGATCGACAAGGACATCGCTGACCTCAACGGCAACACAGCCGAATTCCGCCTTTCAGAAGTAAAAGCCTTTCTGGAAGGTATGTCCCAACAGGTGGCCCAGACGTTGTTCTATGGAAACCAGTTCGTCAACCCCGAACGCTTCACAGGCTTCTCCCCAAGATACTCCACAATCACGACCGCCAACTCCCAGACGGCCTATAACGTCCTCTCGGGATTGGGCGCTGCCAACGTCAATACCTCAATCTGGATTGTCGTCTGGGGAGCAGACACCTGCCACGCGACTTTCCCCAAGGGCAAGATCACTGGCCTCCAACACCGAGACATGGGAGAGTGGCCAGTCCTCGACGCCGCAGGTAACACATATCAAGCTTATCGGGACCACTTCAAATGGGAAATAGGCTTGGTGGTCAGAGATTGGCGTTATATCGTTCGTATCGCCAACATCGACGTTACCCAGCTGACCGGCGTTAGCGCGGCGAACCTTATCAACCTTCTAGTTCGAGGCTTGTACAGGTTGCCTACCGCTCCAGTTGCCGCGACCACGATTCAGACCTCCGACGCCCCAGAAGTTCGGGCTAACATGGGTCGAACGGTCATCTACGCAAACCGTGTCGTTCGCACCTATCTCGATCTCCAAGCGATGAACAAAACGAACGTCCTGCTTCGCATCGAAGAGTTTGATGGGAAGCCAATCACTACCTTCCGCGGTATCCCAGTCCGCACTTGCGACGCTCTGGCGAACAACGAAGCCAACGTCACCTGAGAAAGGATAGATCATGATCCTCGACAACCAACTTATGTTCACTGGCACGTCGAATGGTGCGACCGCAGGTATCACCTCGGGCCTCTACACCGACGCGCCCACAACTGGCACTCAGAACTCCTCGAACATCATCGACCTCCACATCGCAGCCGCCTCGCTCTGGGCACCAGTCCTCGCCGCAGGCCAAGGCGCACGCGATTGGGGCATCGGTGACGACCCAGCCCTAAAAATGCTGATCCAAGTCACTACCGCCTTCGCCGCAGGCACCTCCCTTCAAGTCGGCCTCCAGGGCGCACCAGACAATGGCTCTGCTGCTCCTGGTGCATGGACGACTTGGTGGCTATCTCCAGCCGTAGCCCTCGCCTCGCTTACCGCAGGCGCTCGGCTCTACGACAT